GCCAAACGGTTTTTCTCTTGAACTTCAAACAAATACTTTGACATACATAATATACGGTTCTTATCATAATATGGTCTATTGGCATATAAAAACGCCAAATAGAAACTCAACATAGTGTCAATTGTTGCCACTTTAACATCGTAACCTGACTCCTTGATTATATTGTAACTATGACACGCAAGAGGCTCATAAATAAATGCAACTGTATCTTTCCCCACACGTATTTCATAATGGGGTGCGATTATTTCACCAATGGATGGTCTCTTAATAATTTTTACGTTCTTTACATCAATATCATTCAAACGTTCCTTAATAATATGTGCGGTTACAGTCGGCTCTTCTGATAAAACGTCAAAATCAGGTATTTTAAGTAATTGTCGGCGAAAATGTTGCGGCATATGTTGTGAATAAATAGATAGCGCATAGCCGCCAAAAAACACGACACCTTGGTCTACTAATGTCTGTTGAACATTGTCGTAAATTTTGTCAACGTGTTCATCGTCTCCCATTTTTCGCTGGAAGTCAATGTGTGTACATTGGCTCGCATTTAGTGGATAATGCTTGTTTAATAGTGTCAAGCGTTTTAATACTTTCTCCCAACGCGAGACATCGCCGGCAGGGCGAGATAACTCTAAATACATACCCATACGAAGCAAATTTGCGGGCGCATAAAGTATGCCATATATCTTAATTGACTCTTTTTTAATGGCATTAAATAGTTCCTTAGGTAGCAACGTAATATCGGCTACAGGAATAAAATTTACAAACACTTTGAATGTTCCAAAATGTTGCCCCGACTTTGCTTCAACTTCAACAAACCCTTCCTTAACATAAATGTCAGTTAGTTCTTTTGCGTCATTTAAAGCATCCGCACTGTAAAAATCATAGTCCGGTATTTCTATATCTTTATTATAGAACTGGTCTTGTTTTGGCAATATATTATTTATTGCTGTCCCACCGTAGCAAATTAATTTCTTTTGTCTTATGAAATTTTCTACAATGGTGATAATTTGCTTAATTTCAGGTGAATTTGCTGATTTGCGACCCTGACGCTCTTCTGCTTTGTCTACGGCAGTGCGCAGAATTGCTAATTCACAATCTTCAAATTTCATATTTTTGTCACATATGTTTTTTTTCATTATATATTTCTTAATATATAATGATAATAAATATTTTATAGTTTATATTTTAAATGGTAGTTTATATTTTAAAATCATAATAATCTGATTTTACAGTTCTTGAATTATAGAATAACTTAGGGTCTTGCGGTGGTGGTGCTTGTATAACAATTGGTTTAAATCTAAATTTTTCTGGTTTTAAAACAAACGCGCTATTATTTTCATCAAAGAATATATCATTTTCCTCTAAATTTGTGTCTATAGTTTGATATTTCATAGCTAACATCTGGCATCCCATTTCTCGCATCATAACCGAGCTAGGATTTGCTGGATTAGAACCTTTATTTGGTGTTCCAATAGTCATACACTGTTTATTATATTCAATCAGTTCATTAATATCAGAACTATATTGCAAATTATCAAATGTTAATTCTCTCATAAATATTGAATCACTTGTCATATTAACATATTCATAAAATTCTTTGCATTCTAAAAATGACGGATTGCTTCTATCTACAATAATAGAAATTTTACCCATTAACTCTGATATTGGTGTTGCTCCAAAATTAGTAATTAGTTTGTTTTTTGTGTTTTCATAACTATATGTTTTACCCAACAAATAATCATTGTGTTTTTCTAAAATCTTCGCAAAATTTTTATACATCTTTTGATTCTCGCTCTTAATGCGTAAATGTATAATAATAGGGTCTCCTGAATTAGGTGCACCTGATGTAGAAAACGCATTATTAATTATATTCTGTAGTATTTCGCTAAAATCAATAGAATTGAAGGTTTCTTTTATATGGTAATTATCTGATGTACTCGTTGCTACCACAGGTTTGTCATTAATAGAGTAAATTTCAAAATCCAAACCTCTAACTCCTTGCTTTAATAAATTGTTTAAAGAACATAGTGTAACATAATCATTTCTATATTCACCACCACTGCAACAATTATAAGCAGTTTTAATATAATAATCTCTTAAATTATATTTATAATTTTCATCTGATGTTTTAATTGTTAATATATTTGTATTAAGTTCTCCATACATAGTGTCCATTAGTGAGCAATTACGTGTTTTCATACTATCTGACATATTTACAAATATTAATATTCCAGCAATTAATCCTATGATTGCGCCAATAATAGGGTCTATTTTAATACCAAACAACGTCCAATTCATGCCCAATCCATCTGTAACGAAAGCACAAATTAGCATTAATATTGGTATTAATAATCCTCCCAAAAAATTGCCTGTTCCAGTATAATAGAAATAATATAGAAATGCGTATATAATTACAGAAAATACTAGTATCATTAATAATATAGTTGGCTCCATCTTTTATATAAGATTGTATAAATATTTTAAAAAATTAATGTTTATAAAATTAATGTTTTAACAAATATTATTAGTTAAAAAAATAATATGTTAGTATTATAACAATTAAATGCCTGGAGGTCTTATGAATCTTGTATCCGTTGGACAGCAAAATATTATTTTAAATGGTAATCCGTCTAAAACATTTTTTAAAACCACTTATGCTCAATATACAAATTTTGGTCTACAGAAATTCCGTGTGGATTTTGAAGGTTCTAAAACACTGCGTCTATCAGAACCATCTACATTTACATTTAAAATTCCTAGATATGCTGATTTGCTTATGGATTGTTATTTATCCGTCGCTATACCAAGCATTTGGAGTCCGATTATGCCGCCACAACAAGTCACTCAAAGTGACGGCAGCATTACATATACTGATTGGTCGCCATATGAATTTAAATGGATTGAGAATTTAGGAGCTAAAATGATTTCCAAAATAAGCATTACTTGTGGTAATTATACTCTACAAGAATACACTGGTGACTATTTATTATCAGCAGTTCAGCGCGATTTTACTGGCACCAAAAAAGGTTTGTTTGATACCATGTCTGGAAACATCCCCGAATTAAATGACCCGGCTAATGATGGGACTCATGTCAATTCATATCCAAATGCTTTTTATACGCCGGATTTAGCCGGTCCCGAGCCATCTATTCGTGGTCGCGTTCTATATATACCTTTGAATAATTGGTTTGGTCTCAAATCACAAATGGCATTTCCATTGACGTCACTACAATACAACGAGTTACAAATTGTCGTGACAATAAGACCGATTAGTGAAATATTTCAAATCCGCGACGTATTTGATACTGTAAATAATTATCCATATATAGCACCCAATTTTAACACCTGGTATATGCAGTTCTATCGTTTTTTACAACCACCACCAGACATTGAATTAGGAATAACATCTTACTCAGATACAAGAACAATGTGGAATGCGGATGTACATTTGAATTGCACCTATTGCTTCTTATCCAACGAAGAAGAACGACTCTTTGCTTTAGAAGAGCAGAAATATCTGATAAAGCAGGTTCATGAACAGCAATTCTTCAATGTAACGGGAGCAAATAAGGTAGCATTGGATTCGCTTGGTATGGTTTCTAACTGGATGTTTTATTTTCAGAGAAGTGATGTAAATTTAAGAAATGAATGGTCTAATTATACAAATTGGCCATATAATTATATGCCTCTAGATGTAGTAGATGCGTCGGCAACAGGAGACTACGTATTTTACAAGAAAGATGCTATGGGTAATTTAGTGCCATTTTATATTGGTCCAGGGGTTAACCCAGATGGCACTCCAACTGGCCTCCTAGTTACATCCAATTATTCGCCAGAAAACGAAAAATTAATTCTCATACAATTAGGTATCTTGTTAGATGGGTCTTATAGAGAAAATACACAGCCTGCTGGTGTCTACAACTACATTGAAAAATATACAAGGTCGTCCGGGAATGCACCGCCAGGAATATATTGCTACAATTTTGGAATTCATTCTAATAATTCAGATTTACAGCCGTCAGGGGCAATAAATATGAATCGTTTTAATCAAATAGAGTTGGAATTTAATACGATTATTCCTCCATTAGACCCATTGGCACAAAGTCTTGCAATATGTGACCCTCAAACAGGGCAAATTGT